AGGATTCAAGAGTATAGCATGCAGGATTCAAGAGTATAGCATGCAGGATTCAAGAGTATAGCATGCAGGATTCAAGAGTATAGCATGCAGGATTCAAGAGTATAGCATGCAGGATTCAAGAGTATAGCCTGGCACACTATATTTGAAGATTGTACAAAAAGTATTTCAATTTGTCACTCATTTCTGGTCCTGCAAGAGTAGCTAGGTTGCTAGTGCTAGGGTAGCTAAGGTGTACGGGTTTCTAGGGTAGCTAGGCCATACTTTCTATTTCTCTCAAGTCTCTCACAACATTTTATAATAAATTTAAATTTTATTATAAAAACTTAAATAAGTCTAACCTATAAATCATCTAATCCTTGTTCAATATCATTTCCTGCGTTACACATAACAAATCTAAAAAGGCTTTTACCTCCTGGATAACTGGAAGGACCTCCGGCAGATGAACCAAATAATTTAAAGCCGTCTTCAAAAAATTTAACATGAGTCGTAACTGCAACAGAATTATCATAATTATTTTGATACAACAAAATAGTTCTGGGTTGAATTTTAAGAGGAGCAGTTGACCATAATAATTTATCATCGCCGTCTAAAATACCAACAAAATTTATAATTTTTTTCTTACTAAGTTTTTGCATACGTTTAATAAATTCTTTGTTTTTTACTATTAAATAATTTTGAACGGTATTGTATGTTTGAGTAGAAGGCGATTGTTGGTAATTAAATATCAACGCTAACAGATGTTCGTCTTGGGAAAGTTCTGTAGCAAACTTAGGAAGCAACGTAAGAGAAAGGGGGTTTGTTAAAACGCACATTTATATTTATTAACATTTTAATTTTTACTAAATATTTAATTTTTACTAAATATTTTTTAAGCTTTTGAAATGTGTAAAACTGTCGAATTTTTTATAAATTTTCTAGTCACTAAGTCATTTCCCCGTTTTGTCACTCATTTCTGATTTTGTCACTCATTTCTGGTTTTGTCATTCATTTCTGATCCTACAAGGGTTGCTAGGCGTATTACGGTACCTAGGGTTGCTAGGCGTATTACGGTACCTAGGGTGCTAGTGCTAGGGTTTGCTAGGCAAGGGGTGCTACAGTAAAAAAAAAGGGTTCATTTTTGTTAAATTACATGGTTAAATTACATGGTTACATGTCATAAAGGGCAAAACTATCCAAGGAATCATTATAATCTATAAGCTCTTGTAATTCCTTATGCAGTCTCTGTAGTCTCTGTCTCCTTTCTTCGGGGCTCTCAGTTTCCATCGCTGGTTTCTCTTCTTGGATATCTGCATGGCCATCTGCATGGCCATCTGCATGGTTCTCGTGTTTCTCGTCACGTACGGTACCAAGTGTTTGTGTGTACAGGGATTGGTTGTCGTCTTGAAGCGCTCGGTGTTCAACTCGAAGTTTGTCGTGCTTGATTCGGAGTTTTTGGTACTGAATCTGAAGTTCTTGGTAATCGATTTGAAGTGCCTCAAATTGTTCCTGAGTCGCGTGGTCAAGATTCGACATGTCTTAGCTAAGGTATTGGGGTTACGCTTTGTGGTACGATGTGAAAGATATATTCCGCTCCACCGCAAAAAGCATTTCATTTTTTTTTAATCTCGGCCATTTTTCGATTCACTAAAAAAATGCTTTTTTGACCCTTAGCTAAGGGCTATATGACCCCCAGTACCTTACCTAAGGGCTGTGTAACCCCCGTAACTCCAGGTACCTTAGATAAGCGCTCGTAACCCTACCTTAGCTAAGGGCTGTGTAACCCAAGTAACTGCAGGTACCTTAGATAAGCGCTCGTAACCCCACCTTAGCTAAGGACTGTGTACCCCCCGTAACTCCGCTACCTTAGCTAAGGACTGTGTAACCCCCGTAACTCCAGGTACCTTAGGTAAGGCCACCAAAGTTTTTTATTTTTTTAGTGAATCGAAAAATGACCGAGAATAAAAAAAAATGAAATACTTTTTTGTGGTAGAGTGGAATGCATCCTGACAACGCGCGAGATTCCAAATCTAAACGAAAATGATCATGAATATGACAGCGGCTATGGAACGTAACTTGTCTAACCTACTCAAAGAGTATGGAAAGGAGTTAGTTGATAAGCTAGCAGGTAAGTTCGGGTTTGATGTTGAAGAGGCTTGGAGACTTCTTAGTGAAGTGGAAGTGAAAAAGGTGAAGAAGGAGAGAAAACCAAGAGAAAAAAAGGAGGGTCAGGCAAAGCCAAAAGGCCGTCCTAAAAAGGAAAAAAAAGTAGATATCGTGGGTGAAACCGCGGATTTGTTTGAAGAACTGATGGAAGCCAAAATTGCGGCCGAGCCGTTTGAGCAGGTTTTAACTTCCGAGTCTGAATCTGACAAGGCTGAATCTGACAAGGCTGAATCTGACAAGGCTGAATCTGACAAGGCTGAAAAGGCCAAGGCGAAGGAGGCCGAAAAGGCTGAAAAGGCCAAGGCGAAGGAGGCCGAAAAGGCTGAAAAGGCCAAGGTGAAGGAGGCCGAAAAGGCTGAAAAAGCCAAAGCGAAGGAGGCCGAAAAGGCTGAAAAGGCCAAGGTGAAGGAGGCCGAAAAGCTTGCCAAGGCTGAAAAGACCAAGGCTGAGCCGGTAACTTCCGAGTCTGAATCGGACTCCAAGCAATCTACCAAGGCTGAAAAAGCCAAAGCGAAGGAGGCCGAAAAGGCTGAAAAAGCCAAAGCGAAGGAGGCCGAAAAAGCCAAAGCGAAGGAGGCAGAAAAAGCCAAAGCGAAGGAGGCAGAAAAAGCCAAAGCGAAGGAGGCCGAAAAGGCTGCCAAGGCTGAAAAGGCCAAGGCTGCCAAGCCCGAGACCAAGCCCGAGACCAAGCCCGAGGAGGAGGAGGAAGTGGATATTGTAGAGAAATTGGAGTTCGAGGGGGTGAAGTATTACAAATCAAAAAATTCCGGGATCATTTACAACTTGGACGAAGAGGAAGTTGGACAATGGGACGAGAAAACCAAGAAAATTATCTTTGAAACCAACGATGATGAACTCGAAGAAGAATAAACTTAAACACTAAACAAACAAAATACAAAAAAAAACACAAAAAACAGGCAAAAAAAGCCTCTTTTTTTTGTCACTCATTTCCCCGTTTTGTCACTCATTTCTGGTCTTCGCAAACCCATGTGGGAAGTTGCACAATATTTCGCGAAAATTTTCACGAGGAAGGCGCACGGGATAAACACCGCGCAAAATGGATAAAAGGGGGCTAGGTAAGGGATTCGCCAGTATCTTTCTCTCTTCAATCCATCCAAAGCTTTTTATAAAAAAATTGAAATAAAAAATTGAAATAAAAAATTAAATAAATTAAAACATTAAAATAAACATGGAACTAATAGTCCAACCAGATATGTATTCACCAAGTATAGATGATAGTGGAAATTATATAGACAAGATACCGTCTTTTTATTACAAAGGATTAAATTGTCCATGCGGCACGAGAAAAGACAAATTATATGACTCACATTCTTGTTTTTCAGCACATACAAAAACAAAATGCCACCAAAAATGGTTAAGTAACTTAAACCTAAACAAAGCCAATTATTACGCAGAAAATGAAAAGCTAAAAGAAACAGTCCAAAACCAAAGATTGATTATTGCCAAACTAGAAAAAGAAATCCGCACAAAAATAATGACGATCGATTATTTAACGCAACAATTAATGAAACCATCGGTCAATTTACTTGATTTTGACTGAATGACCATGACCAAATAAAATGACCAAATAAAATGACCAAATAAAGTGACCAAATAAAATGACCAAATAAAGTGACCAAACAAAATGACAATTATTTTAGTGAATAAATAACGGACATTAAAAAAAATTGAAATACTTTTCAGTAAAATTTCATACTGGTATTTAAAAGCTGTATGCGTCATGAATGCAAAGATTGAAAAATGCCTGCAAGTGTTTGCCAAGTACTTGGAAAGAACCAACATGAGTAATAAACCTTATCAAACAGAAGGTCTCGAATGGTGCTTATCTAACGAACTATGTGAAAACCCGGTTGGAAATATTAGAGGGGGGTTTATTGCCGATGAAATGGGTCTCGGTAAAACAATCCTCATGATTGGCACATTTTTATGCAACTTGTTACCTAAAACGCTGATTGTTCTTCCGGTAGCACTCATCGAACAGTGGTACACGGAAATATACCGAACTACTGGTCATAAAGCTGTTATTTATCATGGAACCAACAAATCGATTTCTCTCGAAGTTAATCCTAAAATATTGATTGTTCTTACTAGTTATGATACCATTTCAAATGAGAAGTCTTTGTTACACAAAATAAACTGGGACCGTGTCGTATTTGATGAAGCTCATCACTTGCGCAATAACAAAACAAAGCGATTAATCGGTGCTAAATTATTAAAAAGCAAGATCCGATGGCTTGTTTCTGGTACTCCAGTACAAAACAAAAAAAAGGATTACGAAACGTTATGTTCTGTAGTAGATACAAGTGAAACGATAGACCCACAATACATTCGTCGACACTTTGTTTTGAAAAGAACCAAAAGAGAGGTAGGAATAATCATTCCTGAATTAATACACACCGAATTACAGGTCGCTTGGAAAAATGAAGCAGAAAAAAAGCTATCTGAAGATGCGCATAACGGACTGTTAAATTCAGACATGTCTTGTAAGCTTACTACGATGTATCAATCTAGATTATCTTGTATTTTCCCAAAAATTTTACTCACTAGCAAAAACAACTGGTGGATAACACCAGAATACGAAAAAGCTATGAACGCAACTAGCAAACTAGACAAAGTATCAGAAACCATTCTATCTAGAAAAAACGGGAAAGGGAAATTAATCTTTTGCCATTATCGTAAAGAGATTGATGAATTGTACCGAAGATTACGAGAAGGCGGAATGAATAACGTTGCCATATTTGACGGTCGAATCCCTTACAATAAACGCCAAGAAATTCTCTCTCAAAAAAAGGAGGCTATTATTCTTCAAATCCAAACAGGATGTGAAGGACTTAATCTACAAGAAAATTACAGCGAGATATATTTTGTGAGCCCTAACTGGAATCCTGCTGTTGAAGACCAAGCGATTGCGAGATGTCATCGTATTGGACAAACCAAAGAGGTAAACGTGTTTCGATTTACGATGGATGAAAATGCTATGGATAATTATATAAACAAGACTCAAGAATCTAAACGTTTTATTATAAACGAAACCTTTGCATAACGGAAGACGAACAAAGACGAAAAATGAAAATCTAGATTTGTAATTAAAAAAATAAAATAGTAAACACTATTTTTTTATGCGATTTTAGGTGTTATCGTAAATGTAAAAATAAAATATTCATTCATATTAAATTCATATGAATACATACGAAGGTAATAAAAAGCACGATATGGCTCATGGAAAAGGAATCATGAAATATGAAAATGGAGATGTGTATGAAGGGTTTTGGAAAGAAAACAAAAAACATGGGCTAGGTACAACCAAATACGCAAACGGAGATGTGCACGAAGGTTATTGGAAAGAAAACCAAAAACATGGGGTAGGTACAACCAAATACGCAAACGGAGAAATACATGAAGGGGTTTGGAAAGAAGATTTTAAACATGAACCAGAAGAAAAAAAAGAAGAAGAAAAAGAACAAAAAGAAGAAGAAAAAGAAAAAGAAGAAGAAAAAGAAGAAAAAGAAGAAGAACAAGAAGAAGAAAAAAAAAAGAAAAAACGAAAAAAAGAAAAAAAATTCTATTTTTTCTAGAAAAAAAAATTGAAATGCTTTTCAAAGACAAAAATAAATCATCCTAAAACCACCCAACGCTTAAGTAAATCAAATATGTACAACATGAACGCAAAGGTTAGACCGGTCGTTAAACCGTATTGCAAAGTATGTCATGATGCAGGTAAGTCGGAAGAAGAGTATACAAGTCATTTTGTAAAAAGTGAACCGGGCGCAAACGGGAAAGTAGTGTGCCCAACTTTGTTGAATCAGAATTGTCGTTTCTGCCACAAAAAAGGACATACGGTTTCACGATGTCGCGAAATTGCTCGTATAAACAAAGAAAAGGAAAAGGATCATAGAAGAATGATTTATAAAGATTATAAAAATAATATGGAAAAAAGTGTAGAAAAAATCGCAAAGAAAACACAGATTGCGGCAGCTTTTGACGAGGAAAACGATGAAATCGTCCATGACGAAATTGTCCATAAAAAAAATCCAAAAGAAGAATTCCCTAGGTTATCTTTACAAATCCCTTCATGTTTGAATACGTTTAAAAAAGAAACAAGAAACTATGCACAAGCACTAGAAAAACCACAAATACCAATTCCTGTTTTATCTCGCACAATGACAAAAACATTCCCTACAAATGAAAAGCCGTTTGTAGCAAAGTATGAAGAGCCTACTAGCCCCAGTCCTACCCCCCGTCCTAACCCCAGAATAAACACAATACCACGAAAATCCTGGGCAGACGACTGGTCGTCTAGTGAAGACGAAGACGAAGATAATACTGACTGTGTAGATGCTTGGTAAATGAACTTTTTAAAATGTACTGTATGAAAAAAACAAAATAAAAAATAAAAAATAAAACAAAAAACAAAATAAAAAACAAAATAAAAAACAAAATAAAAAACAAAATAAAAAACAAAATAAAAAACAAAATAAAAACAAAATAAAAACAAAATAAAATAAGGCCAAAAATGGTCTTATTTTTTTCAAAAGAATAAAAGTAAACAAAAAAGAATAGACGTAACTAAAACAATCGTTCAATCTGTTCTACCGATAAATGACCGTAAAAATCACTATATAATTTGCCATGTGTGATAGTATTTTGATACGTTTGAACGTATTTAATGAATGCATATAAATAATAATTTTTTTTTAAATCCTTTTTAAAATTTGTTTTATTCGAGTGACACATTTTTAATCTTTGTTTCAACGTTTTTTTTTGAATCGCATTCAAATTTTTATAACTATAATCGTGTATTTTTTTAGTATATTTTTTTTGTATAAAATTCGGATTCATTATATTTCGTTTTTGAAAATATCCAAAATGTTTCTTGTTTCCGTTGATTAATTCTAATAAAAAAGACAAGTCGCATTCTAAATTTTGTGTATGAATGTTTTCAGTAACATATGTTTTCAAAAAATGACAAAATAATTGTTGATCTAGTTCATTATTTATTAAAACATACCCATTAGAAAGAGAGACTTTGTTTAAAAAAACATCTTTCAAATAATGAATATGATTTTTAATCTCATCTGGTGTTTTACCAAACAAATTCTTATCAAAGGTTTGTTTATCATTCGTAATCAACATTAATCTATTCAAACTCATCGCCGCATTTTTGGAATAAGTATTCAAATACACAAACATAACAAAAGTAAAAAAGTATTGCAATAAATCATCTATACTAGATGAAATCGGCACATTTGTATGATATTCTAAATTATAAATACATAATTGTTCTTTTTCGAAATAAATTTTATCCACATATTTTCCTGTTATTTTTTGTCCCATGTTTAAAAGATGCAATATATCATAAGATTGGCCTTCTAATCTCACTATTTTTGAAACAATAATTAATTTATCGTTGTTATGTAAATGTTTCAGTATAAAATGATAAAAGTGGCTGGAAACCTCTGAAAAATTTTTATACTTGCGAAAAAGAATATGAATAACATTCGCATAATCCACAATAATAATTTTGTTGTATAAACGACAGTCTAAAAAAGTATCTGAATAATTTAATTTTATATTCGGCGTTTTTATTATCACGTTTCCATAATAATATTTAAAACACGAAGAAAAAAAGGTGTTTTTATTTTGGGATGACACATGTTTTTTTAAAATAATTATTTCTTTATCATGATTTATTGGTTTTAACATATTATATACATTAAATACACATTAAATTTATCGCAATTCTTTTTCTTTTTTTAAAAATTGTTTTATTTTTTTCTTGTTTTATTTTTTTAAGAAGACATCCATATATTTTTTAAAATGTTCTTTTTCTGATTTGTTTCTCTCTTCTTCTTCGTGATTAAAGTCTTGTAATTTATTATATTTTATAGACCACCTGTCATGTTTTTCTTTGTCTAATCGGTCTTGCTCTTCATATTCCAGTATTTTTTTGTTTACATTTTCTTGTGAAGTTTGCATTTCAACTGTCTTGTATCTATGAAACAATACAGCTTCATCATCAACCATTCGGTATTTATTCAACGCCATTCTAGCATACATAGGAATATAAACTTCTTTTTCTAGATTTTCTTTTTCTAGATTTTTTAAGTATTCTTCATCTTCCTTATCTTCATCACAATGACCAAACCCGTAATCCTGTGCCAAGTCTTTCTCTTCAATATTTTCAATATCTTCGATTGTACGATTATCCTCGCCAAAACTATCATTAGTATAATCATAATAATTATCTTCGTCATAACAATTATCTTCGTCATCCCCAACCATAGATAAATTTACATTCTTTAAATACGTTTTAAAAATGCACTCATCTGCATGACAAGGTAACCAATCGGTTCTATCAGATGTATAAGCATTAACTGTACAAGCACATCCTGGAAAATTACAATAACCAACACAATTTGCACAATATGCAATAAACACACCATGACAGGAACCATAGGTTAGGCAATTCCCGCACCATTTAGGCCCATCATGATCATAAAATGGTTCATCATAATTTTCTTCATATCGTACCGCTTCTTCAAGAGGGAAGAAGATACTATACTTTACCTTTTTCTTTGCATTATCAAATGTATAATATTTACTTCCACGTTTTCCGTCATGGATTGTAACAGAGGTAGAGGTGAATGATGGTGTAGACATTTTCAAAATATCGGACAAAATAGTAATGCAAACAATACTGAATTTTAAAAGCATTTCATTTTTTTTATAAATGAAATTATAAATGAAATTATAAATGAAATTATAAATGAAATTATAAATGAAATTATAAATGAAATTACAAAGTTTATATTATTAATATAATATATGAAAAGTGTAACACACAAACACAAACACATCAAAAACAAAACTTTAAAAATAAAAAATAGTCAAATTCCAGATGATTTTAAAATGATTACTGTTACAATAAACAAGGATGCTGTAAAAAAAAATCTAGAATATTTAAGAAAATTAAGTAAAGCAGATGTTATGCCAGTCTTAAAGGCAAAGGCGTATGGACATGGTAGTTTAGAAATGGCAAAAATATGTAGAGATTTAAATGTAAAATATATTGGCGTTGCTACGTTAGGTGAAGCTATGAAAATAAGAAATAGTGGAGATAAAGGACGAATTTTAGGATGGTTATATGATGTAAATAGTAATCAAGTAAAGGATGCGGTTGCAAACAATATAGATATCGGAATTTTTGATGAAACACATATTCCAATAATATCAAAATCGCTTCCTAAAAATGCGGTAGCAAATATACATTTATTTGTGGATACAGGAATAAACAGAAATGGTGTTCCTTATGAAAAAGCGATGGATGCAGCGGTTGAAATATCAAAAGACCCAAAATTTAAATTAGTTGGGATAATGAGTCATTTATGTTGTGCTGAAACAAAAAAAAATAATGCTACACATAAACAATTTAAATTATTTAGAAAATTACGTGATGATTTATTAGAAAGAAATATTAAACCAGAAGTATTTCATATATCAGAATCAAACGGAACTTTAAATTATGATAATTCTGATTTTAATTTAGTGCGAAGTGGTCAAGCCTTTTATGGATTAATTAAAAATAAAAATTTAACCCCAGTAATGTCATTAACATCTAAAATTATTCAATTAAAATATGTTGCAAAAGGAGAAGGAATTGGATATGATAAAACATACATCACCAAATCAAAAAAATATATTGGTATTGTTCCAGTAGGTTATGCCGATTTAATCCCATTAACAAAATCAGAACAATTATTTGTATACGTGAATGGTACAAAAAGAAAAGTATTAGGAGAAGAAAGTATGGACCAAATTGTAATAGAAGGTAATATAAACGATAAATTAGGAGATACAGTACAGTTTTTTGGTGATAAAAAACATGGATTTAAACAAAATCTATTAGAATTCGTGAAAAAAAGTTCTAGTAATCGTTATGAAATGATTTCACATATGGGTGAAAGAGTTAAGAATGAATACGTATAACAAAAAGAATACAAAAAGAATACAAAAAGAATACAAAAAGAATACAAAAAGAATACAAAAAGAAGACAAAAAGAATACAAAAAGAATACAAAAAGAATACAAAAATAAAACAAAAAATTGAAAGATATAAAGACAACAGAGTAGATAATAAGAAATGAACAATCCTAGTTTATGTATACCAAGAGTACATAGTAATATTACAGAAAAACGTATTCATACTATTTTTACAAAATTAAAATTAGGAATTATTAATAAAATTGATATTATACAAAAGAATAAAGAAGACAAATTCAAGCTGGTTTTTATTCATTTTAAAGAATGGTTTCATGAAGGAAATGCATTAATAGCACGTGAAAGATTAATGAATGGAAAAGAAATAAAAGTTATTTATGATGACCCTTGGTTTTGGAAAATTTCCGCATTACGCGAAAAGCCGAAAGAGAGGAAAGAACCAAAACATAAAATGCCTATTCTACAATTAGATGATGATAATAAAAATAATGATAAACATGAAAATAAAGATGATAAAGATGAAAATAAAGATTTAATAGATGAATGCGAATATTATATTCAAGATATTTATTGTGATAATATTACCTGCCCAATAGATTATAGTGAAATGACAATTGATTATGGAGAAATAAAATTAGCTGCAAAAAAACAAAAAATAACCCTAAATTCTTAAAAACCTATCTAATCGTGTTCCTTTATTTTATCATTTATATTACTTATTTTTTTATACGTGTTGTACTGAAAATACAATTGAATGGGAACAATAAAACAAGTAACACATAATTGAAATTTTCCATAACTTTTTTTATAATAACATGTGTTCATATAAAAAGAATGAAATACTTATTATATCGTTTTTACAAATATATTTTTTTCTCATAAAAAGAAAATGATAAATGAAATAGATGAAACATATGAAACATACGAAACATACGAAACAAATGAAACATATAACACAAAAGAAAAAATATACAAAACAACTGAATATGAAATAGAGCAAGAGGGAAATATTTTCAAAATACAATTAAAACGTGAAAGCCCTTCTTTATTAAAAAGTATTTTAAATACAACAGGTCTGTTAGGAGCATCTATAAGTGATAATTATAAAACACTCAGTTTTAATGCACATAGTATAAAACCTATTCAACAAGTTTATATTGATTATAATATCTCTCTAAAAATCATTTATTATCTAACAAAACAACTAGAGTTTTTAATAGTTACAGAGAGAAAAAGCTTTTATAAATACAATCTTTCTAATTTATTTATCATAGATTCCAAAATAATGTATTTATCTAACGAATATTTACTAGATATAAAAAAGGAAAAAATAAGGATTTCAATTCCTTTTCCAAAAGAACAATATGATTCACCTGAATTATTAGAATTAAACACCATTCCAGCAGAAATACATTATAAAACCATTTATTATACTTTAGCAAATATAGTCACCCATTTATTAACAGAACACATTCCAAATAAAGAAGAACAAGAACAAAAACAAGACACTCTAAAAATTCTAGAAGGAACAAAATTATTTGGATTACTAAAAAGATGTAAACATTCAATACCAGAAAAAAGAAGTATAATTTATGTATAAATTTTATATACAATTTTATAAAACAATAAACTTTTATATTTTCCTTATAGAATTATCTCGTATTATGTTATAATGTCATTAAACACTTTTAAAAGGAAATCAGTCATTCAGTATGGTTCAAAAAGGTCCGCAAAACCGCCTGGTGGGTATTGGATGCCCCAAGGCCCTTTTGGAAGAAGAACCGAAGTTTTACAACAATCAATCACTAATTTAGGCTCGGTAGGTTTCTCTCTGAATGGTTCTCACAGAAATGTAGGATATATTGGAAAAAGTAGTGCCTTTTCTAGAAATGGAACTCCTTATCGTGGAAGACATGCATTAGGGTCTGGAGGAGTTCACAATAGATATCCAAGAGGTGACCCAGTCTTTAATTCTAATCGTGTTATCGTACTAGGAGACCAGTGGCAATATATAAAACCATCGGTTTTGTCTAACAAAGGAATGTTGGAAAAGAAATATCGATGGGTATATACAGGTCAATATCCAAATTATTGGGTTCAACCGGATTATGCTGGAACAACACAATCAGACAGCAAAAGTCAAGGTTTGTATCTTCATAATTTAACGACTAGTAATACAATTGTTACAGATATAAATGGAGATGCAAAATACGTTGGATATTTCAAAAGAGGCGGACCCACTTTATGTCAACGCACTCCTGCTAGATTTGTGTATGATGATGCTGCACGTAATGGTCCTTATTCAAAACAATTAAGACAACCAGAAACAGCTAGTCAACATACATTACGTATACAAAGACGATGCACAGACCCTTTTGTATTTCAACGTCCCTTTCCTTATGCAACGAATGGTGTTACTTGTGGAAATACAGTTCATACTTTTGTTGTCCCACCTGTTTGGTATACTACAGAAAATAGTAATCAACAACACACCAGAAAAACTGAAACAGGTGCAGCCAACTAAAAATACAAACTAAAAATACTAAACACAGAAAAAAAAACAATTTAAACAAATAAAGTTATTTACTTATACAACATGGCAGAATTTAACAATAAAAACGTAAGTATCAATAACGACACCGAGAAAATAATAGATAAGTTGTTATACATTTATCCTCAAGTCATGCATCTAAAAATATTTGTGCTTGATTATGAATTAAAAAAAATGTATTTATCAGCATGTGAAAATCACAATAGCAAATTAAACAATCCGGAACATATTGATGCAGGAGTAGATTTATTTATTCCAACAAATGATTCTAACTCAGATGAAGAATACATTCTTTTTTATGGAATAGGATGGGATAAAATATCGCCAGTAAATAAAGTAGATTTCAAAATAAAATGTAGTGCTACTATGCATACCGAAAATGGAAAAGTGTACAATACAGGTTATTATATTCATCCCAGGTCAAGTTTATCTAAAACAAATTTAAGATT